ACTAAAGATAAGTAGGTCACAAAAAGTGGATCAAAATAGGTCACATCTTCTACGTCTTTGATATACCCAATATTTAAAGTATCAACTTGAGTCGCCGTTCCTCCGGAGGCATAAGCCGTATATGCCGAAGCATCCACATCCACTCCCGCTTCCGTAGTAAGTTCAAAAGTATCCGTTGTCTTATCAGCCACAAGAAATCGGGTATCATTCACCTCTGTCATGCCTACGACATCTTCTATTAAAATTGTATCCCCGTTAGATAGACCGTGCGCAGCGGCTGTTACTACCGCGGGATCCGCTGCGGTTATGCCTGTAATTGTTATGGCATTATGTTCTGTTACTTCTCGGCTAGTTAAAATATAATCACTGGATTCGAAATCAAAATCTATACCCACCAAACCATAATTGTCTTCTCCGATAAACCTGAGTCTGAGAAAATCCGTAGGTAGAGGGAATTTACTGTCATATCCAAAAAGAGGAGCAGTGGCGGATACGGCTAGTTTAGCTGTCCCTCTTGCAAAATTCCAAGGATGTGCCCTGAGAGCCTCTTGGCGGGAAAGATCATACCATTGAGCACAGATGGTCTTAACTTCCTTCTGAGGAGCAACCAGGCTGGTTATGCTGTCTACAGTAGGGACTTTCAGATAGCTCAACCCTAAATTGCAAATCTGTAAAGCTGTGGTTATATCCGCCATGCGTCCTCTCCCTTTTTAAGAAAAAGACGTAGCAAGGGGATTATTAAACCCCTCGCCACGTCTTTTTGTTTTAACTTTACGAACTAACTGCCATCAGAATACGAACTGCTACTGTTCCCGCTGCTGTTATTTCAGCGTCGGACGTAAGGCAAAGATCATATTCCCCATTAGGAGTAGGAGCACTATCGCCAGCCTGTTCATACATCTGGTCGCCTATCTCATCAATAGGGAGAGTTTCAAGACAGTTTATTTCAGAACCTAAAGCATAACCCGCGCTTATATCTTTTCCGTCCAGAAAACAATCATAGTCTTTAACTGCTCCGCCCTGCTCAAGAGTGTCATAAAGACCAACATTCGCGTCTGTAAAACCTGCAATAGCATCACAATTTAACTCCATTTGTAGTATTACCGCATTCGCTGGAACTCTGCAAAGCCGATAAATGACATCAATATCATCGGCCACCAAAGTCTCGAAATTTCCAGCTATAGCAATAACTTTCCCACCTTTTACCTGAGTGGGTATTACCGAGCTCAACATATACACATTTTGTACGCCCATCGTGCACCTCCGTTATTTTCTCAATTTAAGTGGGAGGACTTTCACCTCCCACAAGATTTACTCTATTAACTACACCGATCAGGTGGCAGTAGTCTGAACTTTCTGAACCCTCTGCCCATCAGTTCTTACCGCGCCGATCTCGCCGAGTACCTGGATATACGTTGACTCCACATATCCCGGATAATCAGATTCTACTTTAACAGAGAACTGCTTACTCATCCCGTACATCAGGCCTTTCGGCGTGAATGCGAAGTTGTCTCTCACTGCGGAGGCTACCGAAAGCTGAGGCACATCGGCACCACTACCAAAAAGTATGATGTCCATGCCCAGGGCACGAATGATCTTGCCCTTCTCTACAACATAATCTCTGGAGAAATCGCCTGACGTCAACTGAGAAATGTTAAGTAGAGTCGATTCTTCTTGTTCACTCATACCCAAATAAATAGCTTCGGGTATGTCAATACCAACTTCATTCTTCTTGAAATTAGAATTGATTTCCAGCATCTTAGCGAACGTAAGACCGGCTGTCGCATCTACTGTCTGACCTCCGTCAGTAGCAAAAGAAACAGACGTGTCCATATCTTTACCCGTAAGAACCGCGGCTGTCAGTGCGGTGATACCGATTTTATCGGCTTTCCGCATTATCGCGAACATACAATCATCCACGAGTTTTGAAGTCGGGTCCTCGAACATACCGCGGACGTCTCTATTGTCAACGATAAGTTCAACAATAACCCTATCACGAGTCATCTTCCGTCTCGTGTAATCAGGGTTAACTGGATTGATAAGCGGGTTTCTGTCGTTCACAGTACGAGCCGTCAAAAGACCAGTGCCATCGTATGCGAAGTTGTCCCCCGTTATCGGCTTTATGGGGCACTTGCCCATAAGGCGGGTTTTCATCTGCTGAGCTTTTACGTGCAACAGATTTGAAAATTGTGTGATAAGAGCTGTGTCAACGGCCATGTCGAACCTCCCGGGTTGTTAAATATTAGAAAACGTAACCTTTTTTGGTAACGCTCCCCGGGTTCGACCGGACGTGTCCTTCATCCTTAAGCGGATGCCGTCTGTAGTTTTCAACAGAACCCCTTTCGGAGCCTCCCTGTTTATTCTACTATATGCTGTTGAGTATACCTGATAAAATATATTTTGTCAAATAACTAAGCTTTAATAGCCCGCATCTTATCCATAATTATTTTATTCTTTGCCTGTAAACCCGCATGGTCCGGATGATTAAATATATCAAAACCTTCCTTCCCCATAAGTTCACGTTGTTGCGTGCTAAGATCATCCATTGTTTCTTTAGTGCCTGCGCCCGCACCTGCCCCGCCTCTGAATCGATCTTCCTGCCCGTACTTAGCATAGAGACTATCCGCTATAACAGCCACCACAGATAATGCCTCACCGTCCAATTTATCCAGACCCGGGAGTGCTTCTTTCGGCAAATCTTCCTTCAGTATCTTTTGGGCCTGCGCTACTCGGGCGTCTTTATTCTCCCCAAATACTGTCTTATTAAACTCATCAAAAGCTTTATCCCCGGCCTGTTCTTTTAAGATCTGCTCCTTACCTCTTTCAAATAACAAAGCATCTATTCCTTGAGATATTTTGACAGCCATGTCCTTTGGCACTCCCGCCGTATGGTAGACTTTTTTTATGCCCTCTACCATCTGCGGATCCCGTTTAATATCTTTAAGTTCTTCTGAGGGTGTCAACTCATATCCCTCCGCAGTATCCGGTCTGCCTAGCGCCTTGTAATACTCATCAAATTTTTCCTGCGGAGCACCTACTTCGGGAAGAATAACCCCCTTTTTCCCGACTAACGCATTTTGATTGTCCACAAATTTAAAGAAATTCTCAGGTGTTTCCGTATTTTCCTTCACCCAAGGTTTATCTCGATATTCCTCGGGTACCATATCTATAAAACTTTTCCCTTCTGCTGCGGCCGCCGCTGCGATTGCTTCTGGTGAACCTGGTTCTGGTGCGCCTGGTGCGCCCGTGATAGGATCTGGCATTTTAGTCCTCCTGTTTTGGTGTTTCTTCGTTTGGTAGTTCTACTCTTATAATTGTGTCTCTGTCCATGTGTATTCTAAGGCTAAGATACATATTTCTCTTGGCCTCGTTCTGCAAAAGTATATCTTTATTCAACCCATCTTCCGTCTCGTGAGTAAGTGGAGAAAGGAATCGACTCTCATGCAATATAAATCTAAGTACATTAAGCCCTGCCTTATCTTTTGACATAAGAGCAGTGGCACTTCTCATCTTGTTGGTAAACTTTTTCATTTTTGCGGCATTCGCTAAATTATCTTTAACGGCTTGCTCTTTACGTATCAAAGGTTCCATATCTTATCTCCCGGCCGTAGTGGCCTTTGCGGTTTCCACATCTTTGAGTGTGGCCGCTTGTTCTCTCTGTATAGCTGCCTGAGCCTCAGCGGCTCTAGCTTTTGCTATACCTGTTCTAATCGTTTTAGTTTCCTCATCCGATCGCAATAGATCCATCGGTGCTCCGGTAAGATCTCTCGAATGCTCAAGAAATTTATCTATATTCAGTTTATGTATCGACATTTCATCTACAGCCGCCATTTGCGTTGCGTTGTTGGCCGTTGTTATAAGCCCTCGGTATTCTTCTTCGCGCATTACGTGAGCAGCAGGAGATATATAGTCTATCTCGTATATGTCCTTACCGTCCACTATCGCCTGAGCAATTTCTTCCGGCATTATAAGAGGTTCAATTCCTTCCGCTCTTAATATGTTGGCCGTTGCTTCATCTTCTTCGGTAATACCTAAAAGGCCCATATCAAATAAAATATTATATGATCTTATGATAAGGGGGTTAAGTGTCTCGGCTGTCTTTCTTGCATAGATCGAAGAGAGCGCGTCACTCCTAATTTGGTATCGCATCTCCGCCTCACCGAGAGTCATGCGCGATTTATTATTCAAATCATATAATTTATCTATTAAAAAGTGCTGGGTAATTTCGCCGCTGGTTGCCTCGATCGCAGTCATCAGACTTTGTAATTCCCCAATATCAAATATAGTTCCGATAGGGGGTTGCCCGGGAGCTCTTCCAAAGGAGTTAAAAACAGAAAGCCCCCGAGCAGATGTGTCAACTGTCCCCGCGCCCAACGATCCATCGTCCAATATATATAAAGGCGGTTCCGCTTTTTTCTCTACGCATATTAAAAAGATTTCTTTAAGCGCATTTATTTGCATAATAGCCGGAAGAGCGTCCATACCCGGGCTTCTTCCGTACTCTTCGTTCGCCAGTTTATACCAACGGCTAATACGAACGGGCAGTTCCGTGTACCCACTTTCTCTTAGCAACTTAGGAGTGCCTTCAAAAGTGAAATGATAGGACGCTATTGGCATTCCTTTGTCCCCTTTACCTTTCTGCGCTTTCTCGGGGCGGGGTTCGATAGCTATACATATTTTAATTCTGTCGTTATGCTTAGTCGGATCTTGGTATAAGGCTTTTAAATCCGCTGGGAGATTCTCTTCCCCGTATGTTTCGGCTACTATTCTTAGAGGAACCGAATCATCATAATAGATAGTGTCAACAAATCCATCAGCACCCTCGGCTATCATTACTGACTGTATACTCCAACTCTTGAAGATAAGAGGATTCTGATAGTCACCTTTAAATTCAGCAATGCCACTTGTACCAAAAGCCCCTTCTTCGCGAAGGGACTCATCAAATGCCGTCTCGAATCCCGCTTTAGGACTTTCCATAGCGCTCGCGAGTATTTCATTTTGGCGCAAATAAAATTC